CGCCGGCGGTCGCGAGGTCACCGTCGAATGCGGCGACACCAACACCAGCGTCCGGGAGATCCTGAGCGAGGCCCTCGACGCATGGAAGGCCACCGAGGGAGCGGAGCGGCCAAGCGACGGCCCGGCAACGTACGGGTTCGCGGCTGAGCGGCGACCTGACCGGGCTTTCGACCGGATGGGTAAAGGCTTCATACGGCCACCGAAGGCGGGCGACGAATAACCGCCCTGCTGACCGCGACCATGGGCCGGCGGCATGGCTGGTCGCCCAGCTCGACTGGCTGCGCCACCGCGCCGAGGCAGAGGAGCGTCACCGACCTTGACTATCAAACCGGCCACCCCCGACCGTGACAAGCCAAAATGCGGCGGCCCACGGCGGGGATCCGAAGGCACATGTACAAGACCCGCAGGCTGGGGCACAAATCATGTCGGCATCGGTCGATGCAAGCTCCACGGGGGATCCACACCCACCCATGTCATGGCCGCGCACCGAATCATGGCCCGAAGGACGGCAGACCTGTACGGCATCCCCCGCCACATCGACCCCGCTGACGGTCTGATCGAAGAATACTGGCGCACCGCCGGAATCGTCGCCGGCCTCGAAAAGAAAGTCGCGTCGCTGCCCGAAAGCGAACTGACGTGGGGCGTCACGGAGGTCACCGAGGGCGAAGGGACCGCGCTCGACGAGGCCGGTAACCCGGTCGCCGCGAAGGTCGTCAAGAGACGTGCCAGCGTGAACGTGTGGGTGAGGCTGTTCAACGAGGAGCGGGACAGGTACTCGAAGCTGGGGATCGAGATTGTTCGGCTGGGGCTTGAAGCCAGGCGGGATGAGTACATTCGGGCCCAGGTCGAGGTGTTCGCCGGGGTGCTCCTGTCCCCTGATCTCGCACTGTCGGCGGAGCAGCGGGAGACGGCCGCCCGGTTGTTGCGGGCGTTGGGTGAGGTGCGGATCATTCCGGGCCAGATCGTGGAATGATCTTAGGGGGCACACATAAGAGTCACTATGATGTAGTCGACCAAACTGGTAGGAAATTGGGTGGCGAGCACCTCCGAATCCGCTGCGGCGAAAGGGTGCGCGACCGAGATGACCGTCACGACGTGGTCCGTTCTCGCCGACGTCCTCGACCCGCCGGACGGCACCCGCCCCGAGCTCGCGACCCCGGTCACCCTGGCCGCGCACTTGGACAAGATCTACCAGGTGAGGGCGCATGTGACGGTGATCGGCGACGAGATGGCCGCATTGGAACACGGCGACTTCGACCGGCTGCTGATCAACACCCCGCCTCAGGTTGGGAAGAGCCGGACCGCGGTGGAGTGGGGGGCGTTCTGGTGGCTGTGCCTGCACCCGACCACAAGGGTCGTGGTCGGTTGCTACGGCGATGACCTGGCCGTCCGTCGGGGTAAGGCGATCCGACGGCTGGTGGAGCGCTACGGGGCGTTGTATGGCCTGTTCCTGGATCGTGGGTCAACGAGCATGAAGGACTGGACGCTCACGAGCGGTGGTGGTGTCAGGTCGGTGGGTGTCGGGTCGGGTATCACTGGCCACGACGCCGAGCTGATCTTCATCGACGACCCGATCGCTGGCCGGCAGGACGCCGACTCGAAGAAGAAGCGCGACTCGACGGCGGAGTGGTACTCGGCGGACATCCTGTCGCGGCAGTCGCCGGGCTGCCCCATCGTCATGATCCAAACGCCGTGGCATGAAGACGACCTCCGCGCGAGGGTGGTCCAGGACGAAGGCGACCGGGTCAACGGCGGCCGGTGGCGGGTCATCGTCATCCCCGCCCTATGCACCAACCCGGCGACGGATCCGCTGGGGCGGAAGGAAGGCGACCCGATCCCCCACCCGAAGGTTGCTGAGGGCAACATGGTCGCGCTGCTCAAGCACTGGCACTCGCTCAAGAGCTCCGTGTCGGCGCGGGACTGGCAGTCGCTGTGGCAATGCGACCCGCGGCCAAGCGAGGGCGCCCTCGTGTCGTGGCAGTTGCTCCGGGAGCGGCGCTGCTACGAGCCGGGCCGGGGCGGCTGCTCGAACCCGCGGATTGTGGCGGTCGCGATCGACCCGTCCGGTGGTGGCCGGGACACGGCGGGGATCGTCGGCGGGTACCTGGGTGAGGATGGCCGGTGTCACTTGTCGCATGACCGGTCGGGGGTGATGCCGTCGGATCAGTGGGCCCGGGTCGCGTGCGAACTCGCCGTCGAGACCGATGCGGACAGGTTCATTATCGAAAAGAACTTTGGCGGCGACATGGCGTTGTTGACGTTGCGGACGGCGTGGGATGCGCTACGCCGTGAGGACCCCGACCGGTTCGGGCCGCTGGTGCCCCGCATCGTCGACGTGACGGGGCGCCGGAACAAGCAGCTGCGGGCGGAGCCGATCGCGCAGCAGTGGAAGGAGGGCCGGGTCGTTACCGCTGCGTATCTGCCGGATGTGGAGGCGGAGTGGGCGACGTGGCAGGTCGGGTCGTTGGAGTCGCCGGGCCGGTTGGATGCGTCGGTGTATTTGGCGTTGTCGGTGTTGCCGGTGCCGCAGTCGGGGTTTGCGTCGATGGCGGGGGCGGGGATGTTGGCGGAGACGGATCTGCTCAGTAGTTGGCGTAGGTGATCGTGATTCGTTGCGGGCGGCGGCTGGCGCGGAGCGGGATGATCCACCAGGCGAACAGGAACCAGTAGACGATCCATGCGACGGGGTACAGGCCGACGGTGACCAGGGTGAGGAGCAGGGCCCGGCCGACGGTCCGTTTTGGTTTGGTCGGCCGTTCGAGAACTGTCCAGGTGTGGTTTTGGGCGGTGATGTGCATGCCGCGTTGGGCCCAGGTGCGGATGGTGTCGCCGTATTCGTCGCGGCTCACGGTGATCGTTTTCATTCAGTGTCCTCTATACGGGGTGGGGACAATTGGGCACGGTAGCAGCCGGGGGCGAGGGTGGGGGGTGGCCTTGTGGACATTTTGAGGTGGCTGCGTGGCGTGGCGGCATCGACTGTTCTGCTAGGTGTGCTGGTCGTCGCGGCCGGCCTCGACGTAACTGGCTGGCTGTCGGGCGCATAATGGGCGTGAGCAGCAAAACGGGGAGGTTGCGCACGTGGATGATTTGGCGGTTCGGATCAGGGAGTTCGCCCGCACCCATGACGCGACGGTCGTGGCGTCGGCGTTGCTGTCCGCGCAGCTGGACGCGGATGTTCGGACGATCGCGGCGGCGTTGCGCCGGCACGGTGTCCGGCCGCGGAACGTGGCCGGCACCCGTTCCTATGCGGTTGCGGACCTGCGGGCGTTGGTCACGTTCGCTGAGCCGCCGCCTCCTGGCTCGGATCACTGGTCGGGCCTGACGGAGGAGTCGGTTGCGGTGTTGTCGGCTGGGGCTGGGCATGACATGTCCGGTGCGCTTCAGGCTGCGAGGACCGGATGACCGGGTCGTGGGTGCGGCCGGAGCCGGTGCAGCCGTATTCGATGTGCCCCGTTCTGCGCCGGCACTGCGGCGCAGGAACCCCGGCGTCGGGGACGGTCCGGTCGATGGATTCGCCGGAGGTGCCGATTTGGGGGGTCTTGTTGGCGCCGCGGTCGGTGCAGCGTGCGGCCCAGGCGTTGGGTGTGCAGGGGCCGGTTCGGATGAGGGTCCCGGGTTTGGCGGAGGCGTTCGACCGGGCTCGGGCTGAGCGGGAGCCAGCTCATGTCTGACGGCGGGTGGCGTCTGGTCCTCGCGGTGGGTTTGGTCCTCGCGGTCTGGCGGATCACCCGGCTCCTGGTCGTGGACGAGTTCCCGCCCGTGCGTGCGGTCCGGGAGTGGTTTATTCGGACGTTTGCGATCATCAGTGTTGAGGGTGAGATGACCGGCGGGCGTCGCCTTGGCGGGATCGGGCATGCCATCGCCTACATCTGGACCTGCCCGTGGTGCATGTCCGTGTACGTGGGTGCGAGTGTGTGGGCGGCGGCGGATTGGCGTCTCAGCGTCCCGTTCCCGTGGCTGATTGTGGCGCTCGGTTCCGGGTTGTCGGGGGTGTGGGGGATGGTTGAGTCGGAGCATGATCAGCGGTACAAGCTCCGCGACGCCGAGATTGAGCGGGGGGTGCGGCGGTGAGCGGCTGGCAGGCGGATCCGGAGATGGTCGCGGCCGCGATCGCTGGGGCGATGTCGGGGCCGGCGAAGCCGTACGCGGAGGGCTACGACGCGGGCTATCGGGATGCGGCCCGGGAGGTGGAGGCGCATGTCCGCCGGCTGGTTGCCGACCGGTTGCGGGAGATTGGTGACGGTCACGGTTGTGAGGCTGGTGCGGCGCGGGCGTTTGAGCGGGGTCGGTTGGCTGTGGTCGACGGGGACCTGTGGGATGCGCTCGGCCTGCCGCGCCCGACGCTGTAACGCACGAGTATCACCGCCCCGGTCGGCGCCGTGGGTGGCGGTTTGGTGATCACGGTCTACGATGCAAGCACCAAGCCGGTGATCACGGGGGTGACACATGCCGGACAGTCGGCGTCTGCCCGCCCACCTCCGACCCGCCACGGTCGCCGCCGCGACCCCGTACACACCCGACATGTGGCGCGGCGGGAACATTTTCCACTACCAGTCGTGGCAACACGAAGCGTGGGGTTTCCGCCGCACCCTCGGCGAGTTCAACCAGGCCATCGACTGGATGTCCCGGGCCATGTCCCGCATCCGGCTCAACGCAGCCGAGATCGTGCCCGGTGGTGACGAACCGGAACTCCTCACGGAAGGCCCCGCCGCTGATCTGGTCGAGTCGTTTTGTGGCGGCGCCCCGGGTCACTCCGCGTTCCTGAAAGCGATCACATCGCAGTTGCTGGTGCCCGGTGAGGGTTGGCTGATCGCCGAACGTGACAACCCGAACACACCATTGGCGGCGGCGGAGTGGGGCGTGTACTCCACCGAATCGATCCGGGCATTCGGCGACTCATTCCAGGTCCGGGTCGGGGAATCTTTGTGGCGCACACTGCTCCCCGACAATTTGCCGATGCGGATTCATGAGCCGGATCCGCAGTGGCCCTGGCTGGCGACCAGCAATGCTGAGGCCGCTGTTCCGATCATGCGTCGGATTTTCCTGATCGATTCGCGGATCATCGCGATGATGGTCAGCCGGCTGGCCATGAACGGCCTGTTGTTGATTCCGCAGGAAGGCACGTTCAGCGTGCCGGAGCAGTACATGGAGGCCCCGGACCCGTTCGTCGCCATGCTCATCGACATCGCCAGCAAGAACATCGCGAACCCCGGTCAGGCATCCGCCGGTATTCCGATTCCGGTCCGGTTCACCAGTGAACTGATCGACAAGTGGAAGATCCTCAAAGCTGACGACCCGCTCGACGAATGGCTGTTGAAAGAACGCACCGACGAACTCGGCCGCCTGGGCGACACGCTCGGGGTTGCGCGGGAACGGGTCACCGGCGGCATGGGCACCCAAAACCACTGGGGCGCCGCCCTCGCGTCCGAAGAGGAGACACGGATCGTCTTCTCACCCTTGGCCGAAACGATCTGCTCCGCCGTGACCAAGGCCTACCTCCAGCCGATGCTGAAAGCTGCCGGCCTGTCCCCGACCGGGCCGGGCGGCGGGAAACTCATCGTCTGGTACGACACCAGCGAACTCACCGCGAAGGTCGACAAGGGTGAGGCCGTCGTCAAGGCGTACGACCGGCTCGAAGCGACCGGTGCCGCACTCCGCCGGGAGCTCGGCCTCGACGAGGGCGACAAGCCCACCGCCGAAGAGCTTGAGGAAATGATCTGGAAGAAAGTCGCCGGATCGGACACGCACGCCCCGACAGCCGTAGCGGAACTGTCGGGAAAGACTCCGGTGGCGGGTGTTACGGCACCCCCCGCAGGGCTATTGCAGGGGGAGGGTTCTTCCCCGGTGCCTGCCGCAACACCTGCCACCGGCCCCAACACCCAACCGCCCCGCCCGATGCAGGCACCTCCGTCGTCGACACCGGTCCCTGCCCGGGTGGCGTCAGCTGAGTTCGCGATCGACCGTTTGGCGGCACTGGATCGTCGGGCGTTGGCGGCGTCGGGTGCGGGGTTGAACGGGCATCGGCGGTACAGCGGCCGTCACACGATCAGGCGCTGACCCTGTGACCGCCGCCGTGATGGTGCGGGAGGTGTGGACCGGCTGCCCGTTTTGTCTCAGCCCGAAACACGCCGGGCCGTGCGCCCTGATTGCCGCCACCCGGCGGCGGCTGATCGTTGGCCTGACCGACCCCGAGTTGGCTGTGTGGGAGGACCGGGCTGAGCTGGCGATGGTCACCGCCCTAACCCAGGTCATGGACCAGATCGCCACCCGGATCGGAAGCATTCAAACCGCCGCCGGGCTCGACGTCCTCCTCGCGCACATGCCGGGCAAGCACAACCAGGCCAGCCACGGCCGAGGTGGTGGCGGAGGGGTCGCCGGTCAGGCCGCCCTAGACGCCACACCGGCGAAACTGACGCCCGGCCCGCGCGGCCACTTCGGCGATTATGAAGGCGAGTCGCTGTCCGGTCCGGACGGTGTGGGCTCGGCGCGCGCGCTGTCGGAGTACGAGGGCGTTGAGTACGAGACGACGAACAGCTACCTGCGGCGCGGTCCGACGTCGGAGAGTTCCAGGTTGTCGCCGGAGCAGCAGGAGTTCATGCGTCCACGCGACGTTGAAACCGAGGCGCGGATCGCCGACATCGACCAGACCATGGCCGGGTCCAGGCTGAGTGAGGACGTTCAGGTCGAGCGGGTCATCCACCGCGGCCACTCGGTGTTCGGCGACGGCTACCACAACGACGACATGACCAGTGACGATTTCGACCGACAGGACGCGGGCTACGAACGTTGGATGGCCGGGGAACGACCCGACCTGACCGGTATGCGTTTCCGCGACAAGGGATATGTGTCGACGTCGGCCGATCCGCGTATCGATGAGGCTTTCGGCGGCCGCTGGGCACGAACCGCCCGCGAGATGCCCAGCTCCGACGGTGAGCCGATCGTTATGCGGATCCAGGCCCCGAAGGGGACTGGCGCGGTGGCGTTGGGCGAGATGGGCGAGATCGGGCCGCGTGGAATTACCGGCTCGGCCGAGATCCTGCTCGATCGGGGCCTGACGTTCGAGGTCACCGCTGATCACGGTGTGGATGACAAGGGGTTCCGGCGGCTGGACGTGAGCGTGGTGCCGGATGGCTGAGTCGCCGATCGACCGGGCCCGTGAGCGTATTACTGACGAGTCGCCGGTAGATGTCCTGAGGCAGCCAACGTCGAAGAAGACAATCAACGTGTCGAGACCGGTCGATGCTGAAGGGTCGACGCCGATGGGTTCCGATCCTGTCGTCGCTGCCCGCGTCGTGTGGAGGGGTTGCCGGTACTGTCTCAACCCGCAGCATGCCGGGCCGTGTCCTAGGGATGTGCCGTGACCGCCCCGGCCCTGATCGCCGCCGACCCGCCCCCACCCGACGATGGGTTGCCGCCGGGGCAGCCGTACGTGTCCCCGGACGACTTGGCATCGATCGGGCCGCTGTGGGATGACGCTGTTCAACAGCATCTGATGCCGGTTGTCGGGGAGGTGTGGAACGATTCCGCCGGGCAGGTTCATGCGGAGATGGTCGACGCGGCCGACGTCGAGTTCCCGTTCCCGAGCGTCGGTTCGGCGACGGCTGAGGCGTATCTGGCGCAGGCCCGGAACACGTTTGATGAGGTCGGCGACGATCTGTGGCAGACGGCCCGGGATCAGATGGTCGCCGGGTTTGAGGCCGGCGAGAGCATCCCGCAGATCGCGGAACGCCTTCGCGCGTCGGCGGGGTTGACGGCGCGGAAAGCAGTCCTGGTCGCCCGAACACAAGTGCTTGACGCCTCAAATGCTGGGTCGATCGCGACCGCCCGCGCGTCCGGGATGGAGATGACCAAGGGGTGGCTCGACACCCCTGACCTGCGCACGAGGCCGACGCACAAGGCGGCGGGGGCGACGTACGGCGACACGGGGATGATCGATTTGAACGCCCAGTTCGTGGTGGGCGGCTACTCCTGCGACCGGCCCCACGACCCCGCCTTGCCGCCAGCGGAGCGGGCCTCATGCCGATGCACGTTGGCCTACGCGATCCCGGAAGCATCGGCGCAGCAGGCACGCCAGGAGGCGGCACCGCAACCGGAGTTGCCGGGAACGTCCGGAGTAGCCGACCCGACACCGGTCGTTGCACCGCCGGTGGAGGATCGTGCGGCGCTGCGCCGCGCGGCCCGGGCCCGGCAGAAAGCCATCGCCGAGGTGGAACCAGTCGCCGACCTTGCGGCCGAGGTCGACAACGTGTTGCACGCCCGCGCCGGAGCACCATTCGACGACGAGCTGGCTACGATCCTCGGGCAGCGCCTCGCCCAGGCCGAGGCCGCCGGGATCCGCGCCGCTGACCTACGAGCGGTGCGGGATGCGGTCGAGGCCCGCAACCTGGTCCAGGTGAGGGCCGAGATGGAACGCCTCGCCACCGGCCGGGGCCTGTCCCCGATCGGCCATGCTGGGCAGCGGGTGCCGTACGACCCAGGTCGGATGCAACCGGTGGCGGAGGTCGGCGACTTCGGCGACGGCGATGCGGTGGAGGTCATCCGGCAGGGCCACATGTTCACCATCGACACCGACACGGTCCAGCTGGACCGGGCCGTCGTTCGGGCTGTTGTCGAGGTTCCCGCTGTGGCCCGGCCGGTTACGTTGGCGGACCGGGTCCGGTCCGGGGTGGTGTCCCGGGACACGCTGTCCGGTGGACAGAACGCGGCCCGGACCGAACTGGTGACGTTCGGCGACGGGTCGCGGGCCGTGTTCAAGGCCACGAAAACTGTTGAGGGCCGATCGGCGAAACTGCAGCAGGATGCCGAGGAGTTGGCGGCGTTGACGTTGCGGGCGTTCGGGATGCGGGCACCGGAGGTGTATCGCCAGTCAGCGCGGCAGATCTACATGGAGTTCCTCGACGGGCAGGTGGCGGCGAAGCTGCCGCATGCTCCGGGGAGTTGGCGTGTAGCTGGCGACTATTACGAGTCTGATCAGGGTCGGATCATGGGCCTGGTTGATGCTTTGACGGACAACTATGACCGAAATTCGGGTAACTGGATTGTTGGTTCGGACGGGGTGATCGGTGCTGTAGATCACGGGTTCGCGTTCAACTGGTACGGCAGATACGGCCACCCGGATATTGCGCCGTTTGGTTCGGGAAACTATTTTCGGGAGTTTTTGAGTCGCCCGTTCCCCGACTTGGGTAAGTGGGCCGACAACGATTTGTCGGCCCAGGATGTTGTTACCGCCCGCGCCGTGATGATGGGCCTGAGGCCGGAGTATGCCCGGGCAGGGCATCAGGACTGGCACGACAAAGCGATGCAACGCCTTGACCGAATCGGGGAACACGCGACCGGGACCCGGGACCGTCTGGGATCCATCGCGCAGGCGCAGATTCAAGCGTTGACCGAGCGTTTGGGCGCGTTGCAGGATTTGATCGCTGCTGGCGAAACCATCGATGAGGAAGGCGCGAGCCTGGAGGCGTTGATCAGCCAGGTGCAGTCGACGTTGGTGCTGCTCCGCAAGGGGAAGGCAGGCAGGCGGTGACTGGTCGGCTTCTTGTGCTCGCGGTCAACGACGGTGACGTCCTGGGCGACGTCACCCTGACCGCTGATGGGCAGATCTCTGGTACTGGCTTGGGTGAGGAACTTGTGGCGGTACGGCTGGCCCGGGCGACGAAACCGGCTGCTGTGTTCGCGGCGTTGGACGGCTGGTCGAACGGCTATGTTCGGGCCCGGTTGGTGTCTGACGGGCCGGTGATCGTGGCGGGTAAGACTCTGTGGACGGGTTGCGCATTCTGTTTGAGCCCGAAACATGCTGGGCCGTGCGCCCTGGTCGCGCACCTCCCGGGCAAACACGACCAGTCGTCGCACGGCAAAGGCGGCGGGCGGTCCGGGGGGGGCGGGAAGCCAGGAGCACTTCACGACGAGCAGACCATCCGGAACACGTTCAACTTTTACGACGAGCAGACCGGCATGACCGCTGAGGTGGCCAGCATCCGTAGTGGCGGACCAGGGTCATCCACTTACGTTGACGTCAACATCATGGATCGTGACGGCAACATTGTCGGCCAGGCCGTTCGGACAATCCGGCCGCCTGGGCAGAGGACCGTCCAGCACGACGGCATGGCGCTACACCCCGGCATGCAGGGTCAGGGTTTCGCCACGCGGTTCAACACGCACGCTGAGGCCTCATACCGTGAACACGGCATCAAACAGATCACGACCACCGCCAACATTGACGTCGGTGGCTACTCTCACGCCAGGGCCGGGTACGACTTCGTCAACAATGACGCGCGCGCAGAGGCGCTGGTGCATGTCGCTATCCAGACCGGCAACTACGGCGACGGGATACGTGCTGAGGTGAATCGGCTGATCCGGGATCCGGGGGCGACGCCGATCGAAATAGCGATGATCGGCCACACTCCCGGCGCGAAGACGTGGCCCGGGAAAGAGATGCTCCTCGGGTCGATGTGGGAAGGGGTGAAGACGCTGTGACGAGGGCTGAGGCGCTGCGCCGGATCGGCGAACTGCACACCGCGTGGTCGCTTCAGTACGGCGATGTCGTCCCGTACGTCGCCGCCGATGAGAATCCCCACGATGGGCAGACGACTGACCTGTCGGTGTGGCAGGCGGACCGGTCCGCGTCGCCGGACATTGACGACCTGCTGAACGAGGAGATAAAGGCGATCCTCGCCCAAATCGACGGGGTAGCCGAGCCGGCGACGGTTGCGGCGGCGGATCCGGCGTTGGTCGCGCACATGCCGGGGAAGCATGACCAGGCCAGCCACGGCAAAGGCGGCCGTGGTGTGCGCCAGTCGTTACAGGATGCGAAGACAACCGAAGAGGTATCGGCAGCGATAGCGGCCGAAGCATCCACGATCACCGGCCGAACCATCCGCGTCGACATGACCGGCTCCGACGTGCAGATCGCCCGGGAGCACGGCGAGGGGATCCTGCAAGGTTTCGAACGGTTCCCCGAAACGCCGATCTCGACAGTCCACACCTACGGCCCCGGCAGCGCCCGCCCAGACCTGACCGACCCTTTCGCGTTCGCGGTCACACAGTTCGGAACGCAGGACGCGATCGCGTTCAACGTCGGATACGCGCGGAACCCGGGCAGGTATCAGCAGGACCTCACCGGTTCCGCCGACGATGGGTGGCTATCGGTACCTTCCCCGACCGGTGTCGCCCTGCACGAGTTCGGGCACAGCGTCTCCTGGCACTCCGGCGCTGCGACGACACCGGCATCGCGGATCGTACGGCCGGCTGCGCAGGTCGCCGGTGTGAAACCCTCAGTGTTGGTCCGGGACCAAATTTCGGGGTATGCGGCGACGGACAAACTCGAACTGTCGGCTGAGGCGTTCGCGGATGTGATGACCCGCGGCGAGGATGCGTCACCGTTGTCGCAGGAGATTTTTGGTTTGATCGAGAGCCGGTATCAGCAGACGCTTGGAGGCGGATTGTGACGTCCCGTCCAACATCGCAATGCGGCACGTGTGCCCGGTTCGTTTCCCCGCTGGACAGCGACGATGCGGATGAGATCCTCGGGCCGACGTGTACGGCGTTTCCGGCTGGGATTCCAGATGAAATTTGGTGGAATCGGTTCGATCATCGGCAGCCGCATGTGGGGGATGGCGGTTTGCGGTGGGAGTCGAACGGTCACGAGTTTCCCGAGTGGGCGATGAACGTCGACGGCGGAGAGCGGGCGTAACGGCGGGTCGGGGTTACGATCATCAGCAAGCCGACGGGGTGAAACACGATGCAACCAGCCGCACCAGCAGCCGAACAGGTCATGCCGGACATTGTCGACGGCACACCCTGGTACGGTGTCCTCGCCGTTGAGGGTGTGTGGACCGGTGACATGCCCCGCCGCCAGTTCGCCCCGAACGGACTCGAATGGGCTGACCTGCCCATCGCGTTGAAATGGCAGCCGGCCGAGGCTGATGGGCACGACGGGGCCGTCATCGTCGGCCGGATCGACACCATGACCCGCGACGGGAACCTGATCCGGATGGCGGGGGTGATGGACGACGACGGTGTCATGGGCGCCGAAGCGTTGCGGCTCATGGGTAAACGCATGCTGCGAGGCGTGTCGCTGATGGCCGACGACACTGAGGATGAGGACGTCGAACTCGTCTACCCGGTGGCGTCGGAGGAGCCGGTGGTCCTGGCCGCCGACGACGACGTCGAAGGCGAGATCCCGCCGCCGCCGGTCGTGGTGGATGAGGACATGGAACCGTCGGGGGTGATCATCCACCATGCCCGGATCCGATCCGCGACCCTCCTCCCAGAGCCAGCATTTGTCGAGGCGACCGTGGAGCTCGGCGAACTCGACGCTCCGGCTGAGCCCGACGGGGAGACGGTCGGGCCGGGTGCGACGGTCATCACGTCGGCCGCGTACACGGTGACGATCCCCGAGGTGTGGCCCGAGGCCTGGTTCGATGAGCCGGCCGAGTTGCCGCCGATCGGCGCGGTCCACATCACCCAGGAGGGTCGGATCTTCGGCCTCCTCGGACCGGATCGGGTCACTCACCGCGGGTTCCGGGCCTCCGGGAGACGCGTCACGATCCCCCGCGGGATTGACTATTCTGAGTTTCAGAACAAGCCGGCACTCGTGGCCGGCGCTGATGGGCAGATCTACCGCATCAACGCCGGGAACATTACTTTTGATTGCGGGCACCCGTCGCCGTTCGACACGCGGCGGGCGGATCCGGCGTGGGCGATGCAGCACTACGACAACACGTGCAGCATCATCGCCCGGGTCCGGGTCGGGGAGAACCGGCACGGAACGTGGGTTGCCGGCGGTCTCCTCCACGGGGTTGACGCGGACGCGTTCGAGCGGATGATGGCGTGCGCGTTGTCCGGCGATTGGCAGAACGGTCGGCTGAACGCCGCCCTCCTCGTCCCGGTCGAAGGTTTCCCGCGTGGGACAACGTCGTCGGTTCGGATCCGGGACGACACGATCGTTGCGTCGACCGTCCCGATCCGTTTCGTGCAGCACCAGCCGGTTGATACCAGGCCGGTGTTGGAGCGGTTGGCCCGTAGCATCAACAGGGACCGGACTGCTCGGTTCGCCGCCCTCGCCGCCAGAAGAGGAAGGGGGTGAGCACCGATGTGCGCATGTGGTAAACCGAAGCCTCCACCACCGCCGCCACCCGAGTAGGGCACGCCGTTACCACAAAACGATCACGACCGTCTAGTATGGCGGCCAACACGACCGTTTGATCTGGATAGCCCCCAGGTGCAGACATCACGAATTGTCTTCACTATTTCGCGGGGGCCCATATGCCTAAGACCACGAGCGGCGGCGTTGGCGACGCGGGCGCCCCGTTCACCCTTCCCTCCTCACTCGACGACCTCACCCCGGAGCAACTCGCGGAACTCCGCGCATCGGCGGAGGCCGAGTTTGATCAGATCTACGACCAGGACGGCGGCCCGAAAGCCGACCAGCTGACCCGGGCGACCGAACTCGCCGACGCGATCGACGTGATCGGGCAGCGGGCTACGGCGATCGAGACTGAGGCGGCGGAGACGCAGGCCCAGTTTGATGCGCTCCGAGCACGTCGCGCCGGGGAGGATGTTGCGAACGCCCCGGTCGGGGACCTGACCGACACTGCACCGGCGGTGTTGGAGGGCGAAGTACCCGCCGCTCCCGCAGCACCGGCGCCGCAACTCGTGTCCGCGTCGGGCCGGCCCACAGGCGGGGCGGTGACCGCGTCCCGGGACACCGGCGGACTGCAGGGCGGTAAGAGCCGCCTGAACCCATCCCTATCCAACGCTCGCGCCGCCGCCCCCACCGTGCAGGCCCCGACCGAGGACCTCCCGATCACAGCCAGCGTGGGACTGCCCGGGCAGTTCGAACCTGGCGCCCGGATCGGTGGCCTGCGGGCGCTCGGCGAGTTGGCTGAGAAGCGCGCCAAGGGCATGCCCAACGCGGCCGGCCGGGGCAGCGGCCGCCGGGACCAGGTCGCACGGTACGACGCGGTCCGCGTGAACGACCAGTACAGCGGTGCCCGACGCAACCACGACGACCCGTATGGCGGTGTCCAGATCGCGTCGATCGCGAACCCGTGGGAGACGAAGTTCTCCGACGACTCGTCGGTCGAGGCGGTCCAGGCGTACATCGAAAAGGTGCAAGGCAACCGCCTCGCGTCGAAGTTCGAACCCATCGTCGCGGCGGGCGGCTGGTGTGCCCCGTCGCAGAACCGGTACGACTTTTTCAACATCGCCTGTGAAGGCGGAATGATCGACCTGCCGACGTTCGGGGTCGAACGCGGCGGGATCAACTTCCCCGTGTCGCCATCGCTGGCGGACACGTTCTCCCCAGCACTGCCGTGGTACACGGCGTTCTCCAGTGCCACGGTGCCGTGGCTGTGGACCGAAACCGACGACATCGCCTCAGTCACCGGCACCCCGAACAAGCCCTGTATCCGGGTCCCCTGCAGCAGCATGACGAACGTGCGCCTGGAGTGCTACGGCATCTGCCTCACCGCCGGGAACCTGGCCGACAACGCATGGCCCGAGTCGACCCGAAACTTCCTGCGGCTGCTCATGTCAGCGCACTACCACGCGCAGAACGCCCGCTACATTTCGCAGATCGTCACCGCCGCCAGCACACCGATCACGGGCTGTACCCCGGTCGGTGAGGGAGCAGCCGCGCCACTACTCGGTACCGCCGAACTCGGCGCATGGGACTATCGGACCAAGTTCGGCATGTGCGACGACGACGTCGTCGAATGGATCCTGCCCGCCTGGTCGAAGGGCGCCGTCCGCGCCGACTTGGCGAAGCGAACCGGCGTCTCCGACTTCATGTGCGTGCCGGACTCGGCGATCGCGCAATGGTTCGACTGCCGCAACATCCGGACCCAGTTCGTCGACGACTTCCAGGTCCGGGCCGCCGGCCAGCCTGGCGCGGCGACGCCGATCACGCAGTACCCATCTCTGGTCAACGGGCTGATGTACGCCGCCGGGACCGTCGCCCGCGGTAACGGCATGAGCCTCGACCTCGGCGTTGTCCGCGACAGCACGCTGAACGCCGAGAACGACTTCACCGCGGCGTGGATGGAGGAGTGCCACCTGATTGCCAGGTTCGGTCACGAGGTCCGCAACTACCAGATCCGTCTTTGCCCCGACGGTACGACCGGCGCCAACGACATCACCGGCTGCTGCCCGTAGCCCGGGCGCTGGTCCGATTGACACATCACACACGAGGTTGGGGGGTGACATCACATGCCGGGTCCTAGGCAGTTGGTGGAACCCCCCGTCTTCGTCGACCGCAACTTTGGTCTGCTCAGCGTGGTGCAGCCGCGGTATGACGAACCCGACGCGCACTGGCGAAACGGCGTCACCTGGCAAGGCCTGTGCGGGTTGGGGTCGACAACGTACGACCCGTACTGCATCGAACCCGACCCGGCCACGAAGGTCGCGAACGTTACGACCCCGGTCCGGGGGGCGCAGCCGTTCACCCCGTTCGCCCAGGTCGACTGCTCCCCGGTCGGCTACACGCAGCAGGAGCAACGAGCCCGCGCCGTCGACGCGTTGACCCGGTCCGAGTCGTGGCAGGTTGAGCGGGTCTTCTGGACCGGTGCAGCCGGCGGCGACGCTAACGCCGTCTACCCCCATTTGGCCGCGAACCAGACTGTGGTCGACACGGGGATCCTCCCGACGATCACCCTGCAATGCGCTGCCACGACGGTCACCGGGTCTGTGGTCCAGGACGTCACCGAGGGCCTCGGCCGGCTCGAGGCCGCGTTGGGGAACTGTCACAACGGGCAAGGTGTCATCCACGTTCCCCTCATCCTGGGCGAGCAGCTGTTCCGGGCGGCGGCGGTGAAGGTCGACGGGCCGCAGATCAAAACGCAGGCCGGGAACCTGGTCGCGCTCGGCGCCGGCTACCCCGGCACCGGCCCCGACGGGACGAGCATCCCGAACGCGGTGTGGCTGTATGCGACACCGCCCGTGTTCGCCTACCGCAGTGCCCCGGAGACGTTCAACTTCCGCGAGTCGTTCGACCGGACCGAGAACACGCTCCGGACGATCGTCGAACGGACCTACGTGTTGGGGTTCGACTGCTGCTGCCTGTATGCCATCCCCGTTTCTGTCGGTGGGATTGTCACCGGCCAACCCCTGTCAGCGTTCTAGCCCTGGGAGGGGTAGAAGATGCCTACCAACGTTCTGTGTGACAGCCCCATCCAGGGTCTGATCCTGCGCATCATCAAACTGAACGCATGCGGTGTTCCGACCACCGGCGTCGGGTCGGCGCAGATCGTCATGGACGGCTTCATCCAGGTCCAGGACTCGCCGCAGTACGACACCGGCGACCGGAAAATCACCCGTAAAGCCAACGGCACCCTGTGCCAGAATTTCAAGACCCCGGACCAGTTCACCAACGATGAGCTGACCATCGACTTCTGCGTCTGGCATCCGGGCGTCATCGTCAACACCATCGGCGCCCGGCTCCTCACCGCGACCCAGTCCCCGACCGGGACGGGTGTCGCCCACGGCACGTGGGCGAACATCACCGCCGCCCACTGGTCGCTGGAGGTGTGGCAGGCCCCGCCGCGGTCCTGCGACGCGTCCGGCCTCGTCTACTACCCGTACCACGCGTGGCCGCACATCTCTGACGGGAAACGCGGCGACCTGACGATCTCCGAGGACCCGACGATGCTGCAGATCATCGGGAACACGTACGACGCGAGCCCTTTGTGGACGGTGGGGGCCACGTATCTCGGTGCGGGGCAGGTGATCCAGGGCGACCATTGGTTGCGGAACCTGCAGAACACCGCACCACCGCCGTCGGCGTGCATCATCGCCGACTATCCGTGATCTACCCTGTGGCTGGGTTGGGTATGGGAGGCCGGCGGCCGTCACGGGGGCGGTCGCCGGCCGCACATTGAGAGGGGGGCCCTTAGGTGACGCAGACACGGGGCCCCTGCGCAGCGTGGGAGCCGACCTGGTGTGTGCCTCTCACGGCCGGGTCGGCTGCGATCTCCGGGTCGGCGCTCCTCGCCGCGACTGAAGTCCTTTACAACCTGTCCGGGCAACTGTTCGGGCTATGCTCGTTGACTGTTCGGCCGTGCCGGCATGACTGCTACGGCAACAGTTGGCCGTTCGACTCTGGGAACTGGTGGCAGTGGGGCGGCATGTACCCCCGGCCCGTGTTGTTTGACGGGGCGTGGTTCAACCTGACCTGCGGTTCCTGTTCCGGCACCTGCTCGTGTGGGCCACTGGAGGAAGCATGGCTTCCTGGGCCGGTGAACACTGTCACCCAGGTGTTGGTCAACGGGTCGCCAATGCCGACCGGCTCGTACAGGGTCGACGACTTCCGGCAACTCGTCCGCACTGACGGCGGCCGGTGGCCCGAATGTCAGGACCTGTCGGCGGCGGACACTGAGGACAACACGTGGTCGGCGACGTTCCTCATCGGCGAGGCCGTGCCGACGATCGGCGGGTATGCGGTCGGCGAACTCGCCCAGGAGATCATGGCCGGGTGTCTCGGCGAAACGTGCGCCTTCCCCAAAAACGCCACGTCGGTGACTCGGCAGGGCATCACGATCGACTTCCCCACCTTCACCGAACTCCTCACGAACGGCATGCTGGGGTTGCGGTGGACAGACATGTTCATCGCCACCTACAACCCGTCTAGGTTGCGGGCCCGGCCGCAGGTGTACGACGTCGACGGCATGGCCTACCGCCGGACCAACACATGAGCATCAGGGGGTTGTGATGGCGAACGCCGCCTACACCACATTCAAACAGGGCCTGCTCGGCGCCGACTACGACCTGGCCGTCGCCACGGTCAAGGCGATGCTGGTGCGCGGCTATGCGTTCTCCGCAGCGCACGCCACAGTCGCGGACGTGACTGGTGCCGGTGGCACCATAAACGGCACCTCTGCCGCCTTGGCCAACCCGACGATCACCGGTGGGGTGTTCGACGCAGATGACACCGTCGTCGTGGCGACCGCGTCCGCCGTGAACCACGTCCTCATCGTGGCGCAGACGTCGGCGGTGACTGGTGGCGCTGACCTGCCCGCGAACCAGCAACGCCTCATCGCCTACTACGACACCGGCACAGGTCTCCCGATCCAGCCCGGGACCGGGAACGTGACCGTGGCGTGGAGTGCGGGGGCGGCCCGGATCCTCGCGGTGACGTAGTGGCCATCGCCCTCATCGACACGGATGGTGTCGGGTTCGGTGTCACCGCCGCCGGGTTCGTCTACAACTTCCCACCCGGCGCCCCCGGCGCCGCTGACCTTGACGTGCTGTGTGTCAACTCTGACGCTCTGATCGATACCCCGGCGGGGTGGACGCCGCGCCGGTCGGAGGTCGGCGGCGAAGGGGCGTACATTTTTTCTCGCAAAGGCGGCGCCGGAACGTCGGTGACGATCACAACACCGTCGGGTGCTGGGCCGCTCAACGCCGCCCTGTTCTGGTCCCGCTGGTCCGGCACGGATGTGTTCGATACCGCGACGGGGGCGCAGATCAACGGCGTCAACGGGAATGTCACACCAGCCGTGAACACTGGCGTCCTCGCGGCCACGGGCGAGTTGGTGGTGGCGTTCGGCGCGTTGCATGGCATCGGCGGCGCCACCCAAAACACGCCCGTCTGGTCCGCCGGCTACACCCCAGCCGAGTTCACGATCCAGGGCTCAGGCGGGTCCGGGTGCATCGCCGCCGGAGGGTACAAGCTGAACGCGGGGACAGCGGCGGAAACACCATCGGTGTCGTGGTCGGGTAACGGCGCCGACGAACGATACATGCTCGTCGCAACGTTCACCGCCGCCGTGGACACGATCAGCCCGGACGGCATCACGCTGCCAATCGTGCTGGGTGAGCCCGCTTTGTCCGACGGGTCCATGACGATCATTCCTGACGGCGTCACGGTGCCTATCCTGTTCGGAGCCCCGACCATATCCGGCGCCACCTACGTCCCACCGTCGGTGACGGTCAACCTTGCCATGCCCGGCTTCGCTACGATCGTCACCGGCGTCGGCGCGTGCATCGTCGACGCCCTGGACCAGACCCCCGCCGGAGCCCCGTGCCGGCAATGTCTGCTGCTGCCGACGCAGCAAATCCCGTGGGACAACTGCGGCTGCGACTCCACTTGTGACGGGCAGGTCGCGTTGGCGATCCGGCAGGTGTACGGGGCCGACAAGTTCCCGACCCCGGTAACCGGGGTGACGTGGGCGAAGTGCACCCCCAGGTGGTGGGTCGCCCGGGTCGTCGTGTCCGTCACCCGGTGCGTCCCCCCCATGGACGACACGGGTAACCCGCCCAGCTGCGCCGCGTCGTTGGCCGCCGCGATCATTTTGGAAAACGATCGGACGGCGGTCCGGCAGGCGATCGCCTGCTGTCTCCAAGGCCTGCACGTCGACTTCCCGGCCACGCTCGGAGCGTGGCTGTTGGAGCCGTCGGTCACCGTTGGGGAGCAGGGCGGCTGCGCCGGGTCAGAAACAGAGTTCCTGATCGGGGTCCAGGCCTGCCCGTGCCCGGGCGGTTGACATGCCCGGAGTGTCCTACAGTCACCAGCTCAACCCCGGCGCGATCCAGGCCCTGCTCACCGCCCCGAACGGTGGTGTGGTCAGGGACCTGCTGCGCCGTGGGCTGCTGGTGGAGACGCAGGCGAAACGGAACCTTGCCGGGGTTGGCGGTCCGAAACGGGTCGACACCGGCCGACTCCGCGCGTCGATCGCGACCGTCGTCGTGACCCGCAACGGCGCACCAGCCGTCCTGATCGGGACAAACGTCAACTACGCCCGGTTCGTGCACGACGGCACTGGAATCTACGGTCCGAAGCACGCGCCGATCCGGCCGAAGCGGGCCAAGTTTTTACGATTCCGGCCCAAGGGGTCCCGCAAATTCGTGTACGCGAAGTCGGTGCGGGGCATGCAGCCGAACCGGTTCATGAAGAACGCTTTGTCGGCGGCGCGGGCATGAACGCGGAGACGATCTACACTCCAGCCATGACCCAACCCACCGACGACGGCACCCGGGACTTCACCATCCCGATGGAACCGAAACGATTCCGCATCGACGAGGACGTGTTCCAAGCCCCGGCGATCATCTCCCCCATCGCGTTGAAAAAACTCTCCGCGCTGCACGCGAGCCTCGGCGACGTCGGCGCGCTCACCAACGACTTGGATCGGACGTTGGACATCGTCGGGGACCTGTTCGGGCTGCTGCTACCCGGCCCGTCGGGGGGCCGGTTCAAGGAGCGGCTCCTGTCCGAAGAGGAACCCATTGACCTGCAACGCCAAGCGTTGCCAGCCCTCTATTGGCTGTTGGAGGAGTACGGGATGCGCCCTACACAGCCGTCCTCGGCCTCACCCAGTGGATCGACGGACGGACCGATGGACACCCCGAGCGGTGGCACCTCTTCAACGGATGGTGCCTCGCCCGAAACATCCACCACCTCGGGCTAGCCGCCGCCGACTGGCTCGACCTCATCCACCACTACATCCTGGAAAGGACCCCACTCGACAAACAAGACGCCATCACCCGGTCGCTGACCGGCCCACTCGACACCTACACCACGCCACAACAACCCGCCCCGGCCCCACAACTACGGCCACCACCGTGGTCCCGGATCCGGCCAGCGGACATAGCCAGAATGGCCCGAGCACGGCAGCAGGCCGACCAGCCAGCAACGTGACAGGGCCAAGCCACGGGGGTGGCACATGTCGCAGCCGATCGACACCGCCAGCGTTGCGATCGTTCCGGACTTTTCGGCCTTCGGTCGGGAAGCGGGCCGGGCGATCGAGGCTGCCCTCCGCGACCTCGTCAACGACGTTCGCCGAGCACTCGGCCAAACCGAACGGGCCGCCGCCGATGCCGGTAACGAGTTGGGTCGCGAGTTTCAGACCGGTGGCGAACGGGCCGAAGCAGCCCTCCGCGAGGTATCCCGGACCGCGACGACAACGATGGGCAACGTCGAACGGCAAGCGTCTCAGGCCGCCGGTGGGATGGCCGCGAAACTCGGCGGCGCGTTAGGAGTCCTCAAAACCGGCCTGGCCGCCGGCGGTGTCGCCGCCGCCGCCGGCCTCGGCGCGATCACCGTGTTCGGGTTGCAAGCTGCCGCCCAGCTTGAACAGGTCCAGGTCGCGTTCACATCGCTGCTCGGGTCGGCGGAGAAGGGCGCCGAGGTTTTCAAGGGGCTGCAGCAGTTCGCGGCCGAAACCCCGTTCGAGTTCCCGGAGATCGCCGGCGCCGCGCAAAGGTTCCTGGCGTTCAACGAAGCCATCGGGTTGACCGACGACCAGTTGCAGCCGTTCCTCACGACGTTGGGCGACATCGCTTCGGTCACCGGGTCCGGGGCCGAAGGCTTGTCCCGCGTCACCCTGGCCCTCGGGCAGATCGCGTCCCGCGGCAAAGTCAGCCTGGAAGAACTCAACCAGATCTCGGAGGCCATGCCTGGGTTCTCGGGTGTGGCGGCGATCGCGGCGGCGAAGGGCATCACGACCGCTGAGGCGATGGAGCAGATCTCGGCCGGTGCGATCAGCGCTCAGGAGGGTGTCGCTGCCCTCCTGCAAGGGATGCAAACGTTCCCCGGCGCTGCCGGGGCGATGGAGAAGCAGGCCCAAACGTTGCTCGGTGTGTTCTCGACGTTCAAGGACACGTTGAGTCAGGCGTTGGTCGCAGGATTCGAGCCCGTTATCCCTGCGATCAAGGACTCTCTCGCGGCGGCGACGCCGGAGCTCGGGGCGGCCATCGCCCAACTCGCCCCCGCACTCGGGTCGGCGCTGTCGGCGATCCTCCCGCTGATCACCCAAATCGTGCAACTGCTCGTCCCGATCCTGAAACCGTTGATCGACGGGGTCGGCGTGTTCGTCCGGACGGCTGGCGAAACAGGTGGCCTCGCCCGGCTCGGCGAAGCGATCGGCGCGATCGCGAAAGCCCTGTTCCCGCTGTTCCCTGTGCTGGGCGACATCGTTGCCGTTCTCGCGGAGGCGTTGATACCTGTCGCGGAGGCGTTGGCGCCGGTCATCGCCGAGCTCGCCCCGGCGATTGTCGACATCGTCACAGCGTTCCTGCCGCTCGTGCCGGTCATCGGGGAGCTGACGGGGGCGGTGCTGCTGCTGCTGGTCCCACTGATCCAGGCCATCGCGGCGTTCGTGTCATGGTTGTCGATCACCGGTTTGTTGCCGCTGGTCACCCTCCTCGCCGAGGGCGTCGGGTTTCTGGCCTCCGCGATCGCCGAGTTCGCGAAATGGCTCGGCACGATCGATTGGCAGGCTGTCGGAAACGCGATCGGTGGGGCGTTCACCGACGCGTGGGAGGCCGTCGTCGCGTTCTTCGTCGGGATCGGCGAATGGTTCGACGCGCTCCCCGACCGGATCGGCGCCGCCCTGCAAGCGTTGCCGTCGCTGCTGGTCGCCGCCGCCGGGCGCGCGTTCGATGCGTTCTTCGTCGCTGTCGGGTTCGGCATCGGAACGATCATCAAGTTTTTCATCGACCTGCCGGGCAACATCGCGACCCTCGTCACCCTACTGTGGACCACCGTCGTCGCTCTGACCGTCGCCGGGATCACCGCCCTTGTCGGGTTCTTCGCCGCACTCCCCGGCCGCCTGTCTGCGTTTGTCGCCGACCTGTGGACGCGGGTCAAGGCGTTCTTCACCGACGGCGTCACCTCGACCGTCGACACCGCCAAGTCGCTACCAGGTCGGATCCTCGACGCCCTCAAAAACCTGCCCGACCAGCTGTTCAACATCGGCCGCAACATGATCCTCGGCCTGATCGACGGGGTCAAAGCCACCATCGGACGGGCTATCGAAACGGTCAAGCGGGCCATGGGCGACATTGTCGACGGGGCGAAGGCCGCGTTGGGGATTTCGTCGCCGTCGTTGGTGTTCGCGAAGCAGGTCGGGGTGCAGATCCCCGCCGGGATCGATCAGGGTGTCCAGGCTGGCATCCCCGACCTGACCGCCGCCATCAATGACGCCATCCAACCCCCCGTTGCGGCGACTAGTGGCCAGGGTGTGGGCGCGTTGGGAAACGTCGTGATCAACCTCGGCGGTATCCACTTCGCCGGCGTCGTCCCCACCGAGGCGGAGGCGAAACAGACCGGTGCCGCCGCCATGGCCGGCGCGTTGGATGCGTTGCGTCGCCGGGACGTGGCCCTAGCAGTCAGGCAGATCTGAGATGGGTAAATACAACCCGTACCAGCCGCAAATCCTAGGCCAGGAATGGGTACCAATCCGCGACGAAGACCTATTCTTGTCCCCGACCGTCAACACGATCGAAACAGGTCACGGATTAACCCTACCCACCGCCCGCACCCTGGCAAACGGCCGATTCTATCTAAATGAGTTCCCGTCTTCGGATACGTTCGGGCAGGTATTCCAGGTCGCCGTCTATCCGGCAGGGTCTGAGGACCTGTCCGGCCCGATCCGGTCAGTGATCATCCCGGTCAATAACGGTGGCGTCACCGGCAACGCGAGTTTTTCCGGCGGGTCGACAGGTGTTGGAGATGCGCTCGCCGACCCGTCTGATGGCAAGACCCTAACCCTGTCCGGCGGCACACCAACTGATTCGAATGCTGACCTCTACTTCGCCATGAACTCCTACTCCGCGCTCCTGGCCGGGAAGCGGATTGTTGGCCTCAATTTCCTGTACTCAGCGTTGAGTCCGAACCTGACCGAGTTTTCGGTCCGGATCGGTATCTTCCAACCGACGCAAACTGACGGGTTCGTGTACGGGTTCACATCCAACATTGAGGCAGCGTCAACCGCCGGGCCGGGCAGGCCCCAAATCTCCCGCCTCCCTTTTGGCGAAGTGGGGCCGTTCTTCTCCGGCACGCCGATGACGACGGTGGAACGCCTCCCGTGGATCTACACCGACCTGCAACGCTTCGAGATCTCCCACGCGGGCCGGCTGTGTGTCCGCCTGCTCGGCATTAACAATCCATCCGGCACAGCGGTCTTCTTTCTCTACGCGGCATTGGAGGTCATCTACTGCCAAGAGCAACGCGTCGCGGTCGGCGGCGTCGGATTCGGGGTCACCGGAACAAGCTCCCTGACGGGAACCACGCAAAGGTACGTATTCGGTACGAACATTGTGCCGATGAGGTCCATGTCCACACTTGCCCTAAATCCGACCCTGGCCGCTGGCGATTATTCGCTGGTTCTGTCGTCGTCCGAGACCGGACTGTTAGTCGTCCAGAACACGCCGTATCCGACGTTGAACGCCATACGGCAGTTGTATGAGATTCCGTCACATCCAGGTATCCAGGTCAACATCCCCAAACCGTCCGAGGACCATCTTGGGGATACGTTCACTTCGACCGTATCGATGGTCCTACCGCAGATCAGCTTGCACACCTCCGGTGGCACCCTCGTCGAGCCGCACGCCTACGGTCGGCAGGTCGCCGCCCAGGTGTGGGGCAGCGTCGTGGCCGAGCAGGAGATCTACGACGACGTCGTCGGGGTGGATACGGCGTACGCGCAATGCCGGTTCTATGCCCGACGGTTCGGTGACACCACAGTGCCGCTCAGCTTCTCCGGGATCGGCGCGATGACCGGTGTGAGCGCCGCGATCACCCCTGCCGATTTCGACGCGCTGACAGAGATCGTCGACGGGTGGCGGGAGGTAACTCTGCGCCTGAACACGCCGGCCATCATGGGCACGCGGGTAACAACCGACCCCACATTCCGGTGGGGTGCTACGGGAGAGTTGGCCGGGAACAGGTGGGAGATCCTCGGCGCGTGCGCGCCAGCGATCTCCGGCACGCCGGGCAATCTGTTCAACCTCGTCCCGGCCGCGAACCAGTTGTACACAGCGACGTATGAGCCGCCCGGCGGTGCGATCGCGGAGTTGTTGTGGATGCCGCATGGTGTTGGGTCGGCGTATGTGTCGTCCGCGACGGCCGACGATTCCAGCGACGCCATGCTGATCTTCTCGCAGGACCCGCCCACCGTCACCGGCGTCGGCCTGTCACAACTGTCGCAAACCGTCACCGGGATTGGGCTCGACTGCGGGAGCCTGCCCTGCTGCATTCCCACCGGCATCGGCTACCAGCGGATCACCTGGCCTAGGCCCGCCAACACCGGTGTCGCGGGCGACGACTTCAACCGGACCGTTGCCGCCGGCGGTTGGGGCACCGCGTCCGACGGGAAAACGTGGACAACCACATCGCTGGCCACCGACTTTTCCGTCGACGGATCGTCAGGGTTGATCATCCCGACAGTCACCGCCGACGACCGGCGGATCTGGGTCGACACCGGCGGCCCCGATCAGGACATCCGGATGCTCCTACGGATCGCGGACACGTCCGAGGGCACCGGATCACTGCGCGGCGGTGTGGTGGGACGGCTGACCGACGGGTCCAACTACTACGGCGCCGAATTGTGGTACACGCAGACCAACACCGTCGAATTGCATCTCCGGAAACGGGTCGCCGGGGTTCAGAATGATGTCGGCGCGATCATCACAGTGCCGGGGATGCTGCCCGCGCCCACCGCGTGGCGGTGGATCCGTTTGCAGATCCAAGGGTCAGCGTTGCGGGCCAAAGTGTGGGGGTTGGGCGACGACGAACCAGCACAGTGGATGGTCCAGGCCGTCGACACGGCGCTGACCACCGGCAACAACGCGGGCGGGTTCGCCCGCGACGACACGACCGCCGTCGCCCCGTCAACATTCATGTATGACAGTTTTTCGGTCGGTCCGCCGGACTACGGATTCGGCGCCTACGAGCTGCAACGCTTCGACGCGGTTGTCGGCGACTTCCAAACGATCATGTTGGCGTCGTCGCCGACCGTGACCGGGTTCAACGACTTCGAGGCCCGCGTCGGGATCGACTCGGTCTATCGGTTGCGGATGTTGAACGTGTACAACTTCGCCGGCGCCTGGTCCGGTCAGGTCACCGGTGCTCCACCAACACCCGGCGTGTCTGGTGGTTGCGGCGACGCGACCGGAGCGCTGATCTTCACCAGCAACGCCGACCAGTCCGGCATGTCGAACGCGGCCTACGTCATGCAATGGGACGGCAGCCCCGTCGAAGACTTCAGCCTGCCTGAGGGCGACGGGGTGTCGTTCCAGCCGATGTACGGCCGTGATGGCGTCGTCGCGTTCCACGGCACCGAACGTGGCCTGGAAACGTTTGCCCGGACGTTGCTCATCCACGCCGGTGCGATCGACCCAGCTCGCCTCGCCAACACCCACACCCTGCGGGACTTGGCGTGGGCGGACCTGCCGTACGTGTGTGTCCGTGACGACGTCGGCGACCGGTGGTTCGCCAACGTCCGCGTCCCGAACGTCGCCGCCCGCGTGAATCGGACCAAGTACATGGCCCGGGTCGACATTGTCGAACTCACCACCACCCCGTACCCGGTCGACCCGTGACCGGCCTGCCGTGGGTTGGGCTGCAACCCCTCGCCACCGACACCCCAAACCCGACACTCGACCTCGACGACGGCGTCGGACAACGGACCGCCACGTACCGGTTCGACCTCATCGACGGCGTCACCGGCGAACAACTCGGTCAGATCCATCCCATCCGCTCCGGTGCCACCATCACCCACGACACGACCCGCACCATCAAACGGGACCTCCACGTCCGGTTCGGCGTGGCCGACACCGCGGCGATCAACCCGCTCACCGACCGGATCCAGCCATCTATGCTCATCGGCGGCGGACAGTATCCGTTGGGCCGGTTCATGTTCGTCGACGAAAGCGACCTCGTTTCCACCGGCGGGATCTGGGCCGACACCGTGCTGGTCGACGAAATGTTCATCGTCGACCAGCAACTGTCGAACGCGTTCGGGACCGGCCCAACGGATGGTGTCACCGCCACCGTGGCCCGTCTCCTCGCCGGACTGCCGCTGCCCGGTGTTCAGGTCGAACCGTCGCCGTACCCGGCGGTCGGGGCGTGGGCACCAGGAACCGGCGGCGGCCAGATCCTGGAAGCTTTGTCCACGCAGGGCGACTACATGACCCCATGGATGGGCAACAACGGCCACTTCCGCATGGTCCGGACCGTGGACCCCGACACCGCAGTCCCCACACTGGACTTCGACCGCGGCAAACGTGTCATCCAAGGCTCCGTTTCTGAAGCGTCGGATCTGCTCCACGCCCCCAACCGGTTCGTTGTCACGTCCAATTCGGGCGACGCCCAAACCGGGGCGATCGTCGGCACCTACGACGTGCCCCCATCGGCGCCGCACTCCATCGCCGCACGCGGATTCGTCATCCCGCAGGTGGTGTCACTGCAGATAGCGAACTCCGCGCAGGCGTTCGCGGCGGCCCGAAATTTGGGCATCCGCCAGTCCGTGTTCCGCCGCACCCAACTCGCGACCGCCCCCGACCCGCGGCACGACTCGTATGACGTGATCCGGTGGCAGGGCGTGAACTGGCTTGAGCTCGGCTGGGCCATTACCCTCGCGGAAGGCGCACCAATGTCTCACACCCTGCGGCGGAGCTTCCAATGACCGACACGGCCGCGTTGGTGCAGGAGGTGAAGGACAACGCCAACCGGCTCGGGTTGACGTGGCAGATCATCGCCGCGAGTGTTGCCGACCCGCTCATCCCCACCGTCGTATTCGACTCCGACGCTCTCGTCATTGCCGCACCCGCTGTGTCGCTGATCGGTGTCGTCGCCGCCGGCGACCGGGTCATGGTCATGGCCGTCCCCCCGGCCGGCACCTACATCATCGGCGGGCCGCCCGCTATGAACGGCGGCCGGTTCGGGACGGCCAACACCAACGGCGCCGCCGGGTCCGGCACCACCACATCCGCTGCATATGCGACCATTCCCGGATCGCCCACAGTGGTGCTGCCGAAGGCGTACGTCGACTCACGTATCCGGGTCGATTTTCATGCCACACTGTTCGCGACGGCGACGGCGACTGTCCGGTTCGGGGTCAGCCTCAACGGCCTCCCCGAAGGTGACGTTGCCCAACTGTTCATCACCCCCGCCAATACGCATTTGCAGGTGTCCGGTACCGCTGTGTTCGGGTTCGGGTTCGTCGGTGATGTGACGATTGTGGGACGGTGGCTCCGGTTCGCCGGGGCGGGGACGCTCACGATGAACGGAGACGACTGGGTATCCATGACAGCCACGGAGGTCACATGAACCGATTCGCTGTTGTCCTCACCCACAATCGGCCTGAGTTGCTCGCCGAATGTGTCGCGGCGATCGGGCCGCAGGTCGACGTGCTCATCGTCGTCGACAATGCGTCCGACCCGCCCATGGACCTCGAGGATTTGACCTGGCACGCGGTCCTGGTGCAGGTCCCCGATCAGCCGCCGAACCTGGCGAAGCTGTGGAACGTTGGGATCAATCTGGCTGGGCAGATGCACGGCAACGACTTGGCCGACCCGGCCGCACCGTGGCACATCGCGTTCCTGTGCGACGACGCGATCGCCCCGCCCGGATGGTTCGACGCCGTCACCGCGGCCATGACCGCAACCGGCGCCGCCGCCGGCTGCTCCAACCCGTGGGGCAACCCACACCCGCCCCAACTGAAAACCGCGCCAGACTCCGATCTGATGGGCCGAATGGTCGGCTGGGCGTTCATCGTCAACGCCGCCCAAGGCCTGCGCGCGGACGAGTCGATGCACTGGTGGTGGTGCGACACCGACATGGACTGGCAGGCCCGCGCCGCCGGCGGCATGGTCATGGTCGGCGGCTACCCCGTCCCGAACCAGCGGCCCGGCGAATACACCAACACGATCCCGGGACTCGGCGCCCAGGCCGGCCGGGACGCCGAAACGTTCGCCGCGAAGCACGGCAGCCGACCATGGTGAAGCGTCGGATCTTCGTCGTCGCGACTGACTCCGCCGGGTGCTGGTACTACCGGCTGTACCTGCCCCTGACTCACCTCGATCCCGAACGGTTCGATGTCATTTGGCGTGGCCCCGACCCGGCCGAGCTGGTCGACGGCGACATCGTTATCGGCCAGCGCCTCGCAGACGACAACGCGGCGTGGCGGCAGATCGGCGCGATGCCCGGCATCCTGGCGGTCTACGACCTCGACGACAACCTGATGACCGTGGACCCCGCCAACACCGTCCCGTACTCCCTGTACGGGCGCCCGGAGGTGGTCGAGCAGATCAAGACCAACATCGCGGCGGCCGACGTGGTCACGGTCTCTACCCCCGAGTTGGCCGTGATGGTCCGCGCCTTCAACCCGCACGTGGTGGTGTTGCCGAACTGTCTCCACCCGGCGCAGGTCGTGCCCGCCGTCACTCTGCGGCCCGGCGTCATAACCATTGGATGGGCGGGTTCGCCGTTCCACGCACAGGACTGGACGGACCAGGATCGCGCGGCGCTTCAACGCATCGCCGCCGAGTTCGGATCCGACGTCCGATTCCGGACCATCGGCGCCGACTACATGGGCGTTCCGAACGAGCACACCGGCTGGTCGACTATGGACGCCTACTGGCGGGCGTTGGACTTCGACATCGGCATCGCCCCGCTCGCCGACACGGCGTTTAACTCGTCGAAGAGTTGGATCAAGGCCCTGGAGTACATGAGCCGTGGCGTCATCCCAGTCGTGCCAGCCATTGGCCAATACCCCGACCTCGTCGTCGACGAGGAAAACGGGCTGATCTACCCGGGACTGCGCGGCGACACCCTGCACGAAACCCTGCACTTTCTGCTCGGTCGCCGGAACACGAACTGGATTGCGGTGTTGTCGGAAGGCGCGCTGGCAACGTCACGAGGGTGGACGATCGACAAGCAGATCCACCGATGGGAAGCCGTCTACGAAGGGACACGGACGACGTGACACGGACAACATGCGGCGGCTGCGGGGGCGGCGACCTTGTCCAGGTCCTTGACCTCGGCGACTCGCCACTCGCCGACGAGTTCCCCCTCACTGCCGACGCCGACCAGCCGCGGTATCCGCTCGGCCTGTACCGGTGCGGCACCTGCACCCTGGTGCAGGTGACCGAGGTCGTCGATGACGCGGTCCTGTGGGGTGGCGACTACGGCTTCTACACCGGTGCGTCGTGGGTCGCCGCCGAACACCAACGCCTGTACGCGGCCGACATGCTGACCCGGTTCGGGCGCCTCGCACGGCAGCTAACCGTCGAGATCGCCTGCAACGACGGCACCCTCCTCCGGCATATGAAGGACGCCGGATGCCGAACCCTTGGCGTAGATCCCGCCGCCGGCCCTGCCCAGATAGCCCGCGACCATGGCCTCGACGTCCGAGTGGAAGGGTTCACCGCGGCGGTCGCCGACTCGATCGTCGCCGAACACGGCCACGCCGGGCTCGTCATCGCGAACAACGTCATCGCCCACGTCGCCGACCTGGCCGACTTCGTTGGTGGCCTCGACCGGCTCCTCGACCGACACGGTGTCGCCGTCGCCGAGTTCCAGTACCTGGCCGATTTGGTCACCGGGAACCAGTTCGATCACGTCTACCACGAACACCGCCAGTTCTTCACCCTCACCTCGTTGGACCGGGTCCTCGCCGAGCGTGGCCTGATGGCCCGGTCGGTGGAACAGGTCACCCCACAGGGCGGGTCGCTGCGGGTCACCATCGGCCGCGACGGTTATCCCGACCATTCGGTTCCCGCGCTGCTTCGGGAGGAGCGGTGGCTCACCGACCCGCACGCCTTGGACGGGTTGCAAGGCCGCGCCGACCGGATCCGGGTCCGGCTCCGGGACATGCTGTGGCAGCAGAAACGCGCCGGAATGCGCGTCGCCGGATACGGCGCGTCCGCGAAGTCGACAACCCTGCTCAACTTTTGCAACATCGGGCCCGAACTCGTCCAGTACATGGTGGACACCACACCCACCAAACATGGCCGGTACACCCCAGGAACCGGGATCCCGATCGTGTCCCCGACAGCGGACAGCCGCCAACCCGACATCTACCTGATGACCGTCCACAACTACCTCGGCGAGGTGATGCGCCGCGAAACCCTGTTCGGCCAACATGGCGGCCGGTGGCTTGTCCCCATCCCCACCCCGGTCCTGCTATGAGAGTCCTCATCACCGGGGCGACAGGCCAGGACGGGTCCGCTCTCGCCGAGCAACTCGCCCCCCACCACGACGTGTACGGCATGGTCCGCGGACAGCGGAACCCGAAACGTGATTGGCTCCAACGGCTCGTCCCGTCGTTGCGCATCCTCGACGGGGACCTCCTCGACCAGTCATCGCTGCAGCACGCCCTCACCGTCGCCAAACCCGACGTCGTCTACAACCTCGGCGCGATCACCTACGTCGGCATGTCGTGGCAGCAGCCGAGCCTCATGTCCGAGGTCACCGGCCTCGGCTGCCTGCGGATGCTCGAAGCGATCCGGGCCGTCAACCCCGCCATCCGGTTCGTGCAGGCATCCTCGTCGGAGCAGTTCGGGCAGGTCACCGAATCGCCGCAGACGGAAACGACCCCGTTCAACCCCCGCTCCCCGTACGGGGTAGCGAAGGTCTTCGCGCACCACATGACGGTCAACTACCGCGATTCGTACGGGATGCACGCCTCTTGCGCGATCATGTTCAACCACGAATCTGAACGCCGTGGCGAGGAGTTCGTCACCCGGAAAATCTGCGCCGGCGCGGCTCGGATCGCCCGCGGCGAAACGACCGTCCTGAGGCTGGGGAATCTGGGCGCCCGCCGGGACTGGGGGTGGGGCCCGGATTTTATGAGGGCGTTGCCGCTCATCGCGGCGAAGGACGAGCCCGGCGACTATGTCCTCGCCACCGGCGAAACGCATTCCGTTGTTGAGTTGTGCGCGGCGGCGTTCCGGCATGTGGGCCTGGACTGGCGAAAGCACGTCGAGGTTGACCCTGATCTGTTTCGGCCTGCTGACGTGAACCTGCTGCTGGGTGACGCGTCGAAGGCGGCCCAAATACTGGGCTGGGAGCCCACCGTGCGGTTCGATCAGATCGTGAAGCGACTCATCGACGCAGAGCAGCGGGTACTGGTGTGACACTCGTTCTCGTATCGATCGTCACCCCGACGTTCCCCGGTCGGGAAGCGCTGCTGTTCGACCGGTGCGTGCCGTCGGTGATGAAACAGGACTGGGGTGGGCCGATCGAGCACATCATCGTCTCCGACCGCAACCCGGAGGAGTTCGACGACCAGCACAACTACCGCATCGGTGACTACCGGATGCGGTCTGTGCAGATCAACGAAACGTGGCGGAACGCAACCACCGAGAGGAGCACCGGCGCGTATCCATGGCTGATTGGGTCCCGGCTCGCCCTCGGCGAGTTCATCGGTTTCCTCGGCGATGACGACGAGCTCCTACCCCACCATGTCCGCACCCACGTCGAAGCGATGCGTGCAGCCGAAGCGACGTGGTCGGTGTCAAAGGTCGACTTCCGGGTCGGCGGGCAGCCGTACGCCATCATCGGCGACGACACGTTCGGCCTCGGGCACCTCGACTCGACCGGCGTCATGTGTTGGGCCGGCGCTTTGCAGGTAGCGTCGTGGAACCCGAACGGTCAGAATGCCACAGACTGGCAGCTCGTCTCTGATTGGCGTACCGCAGGTCTGCGTGGAGTGTTCATCGACGTCGTGACCGGTATCCATCACGACGGTTGGGCCGCCGGCAGATCCGGCCGCCCCGACCGGCCACAGTAGACACGAAAGGGTGGTTATGGCCCGACCGACCATCTCCGTCATCATCCCCGCCCACCCCGCCCGCGTACGCAACGGCATGCTCCGCCGCGCCCTCGACAGCGTCCAGGGCCAGACGCTGCTACCCGACGCGGTCCACGTCGCGGTCGATCACGACCGGGAGGGCGCAGCCGCGACCCGGCAGCGGGCGTTGATGGCCGCCGACACGGACCTGGTCGCGTTCCTCGACTCCGACGACGCGTTCCTGCCGAAGCACGTTGAGTGGCTGCTGCGGCATCAGCAGGAGACCGCCGCCGACTTCGTCTACTCGTGGTTCAAGATCTTGCAGCAACTCCCCGACGGGACGACGCGGATCCTCGAAGACGACCCGATCTTCCCCGTCGGTCACTACCTGAGCCCGTTCGACCCGGCGAACCCGATCGAGACGACGATCACGACGCTGGTCCGGACCGAACTGGCACAGCAGGTTGGGTTCCAAGAACTCGACCGTGGTGAGGCTAACTCCGGCGAGGACCGGTACTTCACCCTCGGCTGCCTCGAGGCGGGGGCAACGATCTCGCACCTGGTCCGCAAGTCGTGGCTCTGGTGCCACCACCAGCTGCCCGACGGCAGCCTAGGCAACACCAGCGGGCGCCCTACGAAAGGCGACGCCATCCTGACGTGAAAGAAACCCCCCGCTACGGGGCGGGGGGCTTCTCTGACCCGAACAGGCATTCCGACTCTAACACGG